AAATGTAGAACAGTTTCAAGAACAAATGTTTGTGTGTAATAGCGTCTGTAGGTAAATCTATTGTAACGGGGCCATGTTTCTGGTCCCCCCACCCTAGGGCTCCAGAGCTCTGGCTCTTGGTTAGGGTACCTTGTCGTAGTTTGCATGGACCATGCTCCTGGAGGCACTCAACGTGGCAGCTCCGGGAATTTGCCAGGCATTTTTTAGATCTATTTTAATCACCAGGAGCAAATTGCGACAAGGACCAGGAGCTAATGCTCCCAATCCCTGATCTTATAAGTAGACCAATTAATGTATCTCTCGATGATGTTCTCACAGACCCAGAACCAGAAATCATTCATCCAATTATGTTTGGATATGTCCTCGCACTGACATGTCATCATGCACTTTCTTCTAAATTTATCTAACCATGAATTATGATAAAAAACCTTCTGACGTAATTTATGATCATAATAATAATTAAATAAATCTTTATGCCAGAACCTGTGGACTCGGTGCATGGCTCTATTACTTAGCTTTAACATTTACAATTAACCTCTTTTTTATTTCATCCCTGAGATTATCAATCTTCCAGTAGTTAGATACTTCAGTATCAAGGTCCATTAATAATCCGACTAGTTCCTCATCATCAACCTGATGAGTTAAACTTTGGATACCATCTTCCGTAGCTTGGAGCTCGGAACAGGCTCTGGAGAGATGTTTATCCAGAGCCAAGAATTCAGTTTTAATATTCGTCATCAATATTTTCTCCCATTTCGGTCATGAGCTCTCGGTACTCGGAGCTCTCCCCAAATACCTCTGGGCGATATTGTGATCGCAAATCCTTTTCACATTTATCACAACACCAACCGCATGAGATACCCATGCTATCGGTTAATTCATAACGATGATAATCCTCATCAGATAAACAAGGATTGTCCTGATCGTGAGCCATTCGACATTGGCTCGGTTGTCTATAATTGAACATGTTAATTTTCTCCTTAAGAGGATTTTATTAAATATTTTTGGGGTAGTAAAGAGTCAGGGAGCAGACGCAGCTGCTCCCAAGGAGAATTAATTATTTATTTTTTCTTTTTCGAATTCTTGTCTTTCGTTCTCAATCTTAGTTTGGATGAAAGCTTCAAGCTTCTTGTAAAAATCCCAATCTTCAGTTGAGTCGCAGATATGACCAAGTTGCACGTACCAGTGGCTCCAGGCTCTTTTATACTCCTGGAAATCTTTGGCTACTTGGCTACTAATTGTGCTCATGATAATTTCTCCCTTCCTGTTTCATGATAATATTTCCAAACTTCTTTTGCAACCAGGGACTTGGGTGCGTGAGCCTTGAACATTCTAGCTGTCCACTTTGATCTCGTAGCAAATCCCGCATTACATTTGTATCCCATAAAACGCTCAAAGTTTATTATGGCATTGCTCTTGGTTAAATGTTTGAAAAGATTAAATCTAAAATAAAGTTCTCCGACTGTTTCCGAATGAATAACGGGAACTTCTAATGCACAAAGTAACAAGCCTAAATTAAAATCATTCTGGCCCGAAGCTTCTAAATGTTTTCTGCCGATCTTATCAGTCACGGCAGTCCAATCTGTGTTTAATGTCATGTTAATTTCTCCTTTAAAACAAACTACCAAAAATAAGAAGCAGCATCAATTTAATAATACTGCCTCTAGTTTCTTGTTTCACGGCTCTTTGTTTTATAGCCATTCTTGATTTATCCAATAACCGTGATCCCTGTCGCCTTCGCCTTTAGGCTCATCTTTAAATAGTGATCGGCTCAAGCTGTAAACCAAGTGAAAGCCCATGTCCATTCCACAACCGCCAACCTTTACGCCCTGATAGTTTGGCGCTTCTGGGAGATCCAAAACTCTGGCGATATGGTAATCGTAATTTGAAATATAGACAGGGCGCTCAGGGTTATCTGTTGCCTTTAAATGCCTAACTGATATATGCCTCATCATTCCGCTCCTTGATACATGTTTCACAGTCGTGTGAAGAGTATCGCCTTTTTTAATCCAGCTTTTTAAATTTTCCAAAGCTTCCTGCTTTTCTTCTTTTGGATATTTCATTTGTTAATTTCTCCTTTGTTGGGAGTTTATAGGAACTTTAAAAAATTATCTAGTTTTAAAAAATCTTTTTTATTAAAGCCAAGTTCCATGATACAGGGAGCAAGATACCCTGAGGAAAGAAGTTCTTTACCCTTGTTTCCCTCATATAGTTTAAAGCTTCTCGCTTCAAGGCTCTCGACTATATAAAAATTTCTGGGTGAACTTGTAAAATGTTTGTAATTCCATGATATTTGAAGAGGTGAGATATTAACTTTTTTCATTGGGCTACATTTAAATTCAAGCCAAAAGATAGAGCCGTTAGAATAAAAGCCGTAAATGTCAGGTACTCCCATTTTCAAATACATTTCTATTGGAGTATAAGAACAGGATAAGTTTTTTAAGATTTTATTTTTGAATTTATTCTCAGGTTTCACTAGGGCTATAATAACCCTAGTGAGAATTAATCAAGTTTAAAGTTTTATTGAATAAAATTCACCACCTTTAACAAAATTATGAAGTGATGTCATCAAATCATTATAATATTTGCTAGGATAATTAAGTTGTTCAATAACATATTTATAGCCCTCTTTATCAAATGTTCCGTACCATTTCTCATAGCTATCAATTAGATATTTAACATCTTTAATATTCACACTTAAATATTGATTTTTCATACGTTTGGACTAGGCACTTGGGCTTGAGGTAATGCATTAAAATCCTCAATCAAAATATCCAAAACACCTTTGACATTTTCTATTATTTCAATGTTAGCCCTGATAATCCTTGCATCATCAACAGGAACAGAGAAATGAACAGGACTATTATTATGCTCAGGAAGAGCATCTAACATAACTTGATTTAATCGTCTATTTAATCTTAGTCTGTTAGCCTTTTTATTCAAATAGCATAAATCAGATTTAGGTAGATAAGTTATGTTTATTGTTTTATCCATTTTTACATAACTCCAAACACTCTGACAAAGTGTATTTATTTTCAGGAAATGATAAGTCACGCTCTATTTTTAATCCCATTGGTAGTTCTAACTCTTCAAGTTCATGCATTGCAAAACTTCCCATTTCTGGAAAGCCAAGATCAGCAACACCAAAAGCAATCCTAGTTTCAGGATCATATTCTGAAGCATACCAAGTACCTAGCCCTGTTGGATTAAATAATTTTATAACGGCTTTATTTTTCATATCCTTGTCAGGGTTTGCTTCTTGTAATTTATGATTTTTTACAAGTTGTTCTTCTTGTTTCTTTGTCATTAATTGCATAATTAATTTCTCCATTTCTATTATGAAAATATCCTAATAAATCCTAAAGGGCAATATTTAAATTACCCTCTACGGCTCTTAAAACGGAAAAAATTTATTGAGAAAAACGGCTTTCTTTTAACTTTGATACTTTTTTGAAAAATGTAATTAAATTATCAACTAAATATTTTGCTCTATTATTGAATTCATATTTAGTATTACAGATAGAAAACTCAATTGGCTTATCAAGTTTTTTTGTCTTATTTGTTATGGATAAAATTAACTGCAATAAATTAGTTAATGTTATGTATTTTAATTTATTTTTACATTTAATCTCTAAATATTCGATATGCTCTATTTGACTGTAATTTTTTTGTGTATAGAAAATCACTCTTTTAAATATGACTGTAAAATTATCAGCTAAGAGATCATCTCTTTCAGTCCATTCATGAGCAACACCACCGATAGCTTTTTCTTTATCTGCTTTATATCCAGATAACTCTTTTAAATGTTTTTTCTCCCATACCTGACTAGCTAATTCTGGCTCACAGAGTTCTTTAGGTTCTTCTTCATCTTCTTCTTCATCTTCTTCATCTTCATCTTCTTCATCTTCAACCTCAGGCTCTTCCTCATCTTCAGCAAGAATTTTATCTGCATCTAATTCATCATTATCATCTAAATATTCTCTCCATTTTTCGTTTTTATCCTCAGGTGTTGCTTCTCTATCTATTTTTTTAGTTTTGCCATTTTCATCTTTATAAGGATCAGAAATGTTTTCCTCTTCAATAGGTTTTTCTAATTTACTAACCAAGAGATGAACTGCATTAGTTAGTGTTGTAATTTCATTTTCAAGATGAGCAATTCTTTTTGATCCCTCAATCTTAATTTGCATATCTTGTATTTTTTGATGTAAATCTCTAGCTAAGACCATTTATTTCTCCCTATCGTCAAATATTTTTATTCCTAAGAATATAATAAATATTAGGATAATGTTCAATACAATATATAAAATCATTCTTCACTGTCCTTTTCTGCTTCCTCTTCTTCTACCTTATCGAGCCAATTCTCAACAACTTTAGAGTAGGGAGTATCTGCTCTAAATTCTTTCTCCCCATTGTTCCATGTTATATGAATTGTATAATCTACTATTGTTTCTTTTTTTTCTGTTTTATTAAAAGACATAATCTTTAACCCTCACTTCCTTCCATTTTTTATCATCTTCTAATTTATATTTGCATTTAACAGGATAACTCCCCCATTGACTTCCAAAACAGTCAATAGCTTTTCTTACAAAATAATCACTATGATAGTAATTATCAAAATCATGCTCGGTGATTAACGTATGCAAACCACCAGAGCATTCAATAAATATCCTGTATATGTTCTCACTCATGAAATAATTTCACCATTTACATTTCTGTTAATTTCAAGGATTTCTTTTTCATAAATGATATTAAGAGATTGTCTTTCTAATTCTCTCCAAAGTTCACATTTAATGTTATCAGATAATTCACTTACCATATTAGCAATTCCTCTGGTTTCTTTATTAAATAAATTATTCTCGTGAAAGTCATCACAGTCACCCGTAATTGAAAAAATCTTTTGAATAAAATCAAAATATGTTTTTCTATCTTTTTTAGATACTTCACATTTTTTAATTAAATGCTGATAGCTATATTCGTGTTGTTCCATATTAAATTTCTCCATTCTAATCTGGGATATTATAGGAATTAAAATATTGGTAAAGTGTTTTATCAGAATTAAATATACTCCATGGTTTCTTGAAAATAATTGTAGTTTCTTCCAAAGGTAATGTTTTCATATCTGCACTACTCTCGTACCAATTATCAAAATCTACAATAAATTGTGCCGTTTGTTCATCATGTATAAACTCATAAACTTTATTTTTTTCTGGATGCCAAAATCTCGTATGCTCTGTTTTTACACTCACGACATCCCCTCTCATTAAGGGGATGCCATTTTTTTTACATACTGAACTTGCTGTTGGGTGAGTACCCAAAAACTTTTCTACCACTGCCAAAGCTATTGGACAACAAGCCGAACTACTTTCACCCATTTCAAAATGGACTTGTCTTATATCTAACTTAAGCACTAGCTAACCTATCTGCATGAAATGATTTTAATTGTGTCATCATGGTCATAATATTTTGACCAACACTAGTTCCCATGTTAGCTTTTAAAATACTTGGGTTAAAATCTTCCCAAACTTTTTTGACATCATCAGTAGTCTTACAAGTTTTTAAATACTCTCTCATGATTGTCTGTACCTCATAATACTTTTTGCAGTATTTTCTCAATGCCTGATACATAATATTTTTCTGTGCTTGAAATTCGAGCAAGGTGTCGTGTTGCTCTTTTGTTCTAACTTTAAGCCTTATTTCATTATTTTTCGCATCAGGTATTTCTAAAGCATAAGGATTAGGATTGTCCTCATAATTGTAATTTTCACTTTCAGGAAATTTTTTAGTATTATAATTTGCAAAGTTATTTAAAGCACTTACCTCTTTCCAAAAAGTTCTGTCCTTAACAAATCTACACATATCCTCCTGTGTGCAAAAATAAAAAGGATTTTTACTGTCCTTTAAAAATTCATCAAAATATATACAAGCTATATATTTACCTTCCAATTCAAAATTGATCGGGCTATTTTTCCAATTATGATAATAAGGCTTCTTAACTTTGATAACTTCTTTAAAGCCGTCAATGTATGTATCTTCCTCTTGCTCTATATCAAAAGTTGTTTCTGCATTAAAACTATGTCTTTGAGTGGTTAATCCAAATTTTCGAAGCGTTGCTAAATCCTGATCACCAAAAACTTCATAGCACATTTTTTTAACAATCTCATGAGAAGTCAAACGTAAAGATTTAAAAGTTTCTACTTCCTCATCTAACTTTTTTCTCTCATCAGTTTTTGTTTGTAAATAGATACGACCATGCTCGTCAAGTATCTGAGTTCTTATATTTTGATTTAGTTTCATATTTCTCTCCAATAAATATTAATTGGGATATTATAGGAATATTTTTTTTAAAATGTCAAATAAAAAAAGCCCTCCAATATTTAGGAGGGCTTGTTAAAGTGGGAATTAATTATTCTATATATTATTATGTTATCTTTTCAACAAACTTCGCTAATTTTTCTAGCAACCATCTTAAAATCATTCTATTACAACCTCTTCTATTCTAAATTCTTCTATCTTAGTTTTCTTTGGTAAAATTTGTCCTTTTATCTTTCCCGTTATTTGTACTTCATTCATTCTCTCCCCATTCTTTTCAATTTCAACAATAGCACTTATTTCACTATCTGCTTTTACTTCATACATCTTGGAATAAGCTTCATATACATAAACTTTGTATTTACTTTTTTTCATCCCAAATATCCATTATCAAATCAACTAACTGTAATTTAATATCATCATATCTTTTCATAATTAAATCATCAGTTTGATTAATCTCAGCATCAGGATAAAAATGAGTAATTAAATTTTGCAATTGCTCATCCAGATCATCTTCATCAATTTGAATGTCTGCTCCGTCAATCATCTTTTCCAATGTCCTTACGATCTATTTCTTTTATCTCATTAACATCATATCTTGCTGTATCCAAATCTCTTACAACAATAGATCCTTCTGGATTTTCTTTTGTTTTAGCTAAAGCCTCATCAAAATCTTTAGCTTCAATTATATGTTCTTGCTTAAGAACTTTGTGCATTATTACTCTAAATGTTTTCATATTTTCTCCTATGTTAAAGTGCTAGACCTGCTAATGATCACAATGAGAAACAAGCCTAGCACTGTGCAAGTTAAGTTTGCTTTTTTTAAAGTGGTTGGAAAAACTTAGAGGCTACCTCTGAAACCAATCCACATATGGAGTGAAAAGACTTTTAAACGAGCAAACTTGCTAGTAGTTAAAAGCGAGGAGAAATTAACATTTGATAATCTGCTCATTGTAAAAGTATCGTGTTCTCTCCTTTCTAACTCCATATAAAAATTAGTATTATAACTTTATGGGATTGTCAAATAGAAAAAATTAATTTTCTTCTGAATTATTTTCAATCTCTTTCCATTCTGCATCTTGGATTAATTGATTTTCTTCTTTGTACTTTTCTAATTTCTCTTTTAATTCTTTCCTAGACATATTATCAAGACTTGCAGTGACTACCTCTTTACGATCAACATAAAATCCACCAAGCAAACCTCTTCGATACTCAGCATTAATCGCTGCACTAAACTGGTCTTTCTCAATAGCCAAATCTCTTAATCTTGCCATTTCTCTTGCGTGTTTCATAAAATCTATTTTCGCCGCCTGGGCATAATCTTTTGTGAGTTCATCAATATACTCTACAACACGAGGAAACATTTTAGGATTTTGTAAATTACAAGCTATCTGTGTTGCTGAATGTTCAGAATAACCAGCAAGTTTTGCACATTCTGTTGGTGTAGCTCTACCATTCTCTTTAACTAAGATTTGAGCAAAAGACCTTTGCCTTCTGGTCAATCCGTCTTTTTCAATTATATCACCATGATTTTTAGCCATCACATTCACAATCTTCTTCTATATCTAACCCACATAAAGGGCAAAAGTCAATAATTTCAAGCATTTTAATTTTTCCTAAAGTAATGAGGTAAGGCTAAAGTATTGGCTAGGTAATGCCTAAAACTATTGAAATATATATATAATATATACATCATTACTTGATTACGTGAAAAAAATGAAATGAAAAAATTTTTTATATAATAATTGTTATAAAAATAACTATATATTGTTTCTAAAACTAATCTGCACCGAGATTCGTGACACATGATACTTGAAAATTACCCCCAAAAACCCGTTTTAAGAGCCCTGAGGAGCATGTTTATCTACCCTTGAAGGCTTTGCCGTATCCTCTTGAAGCTAATCTACCCGCTACCTTAGGTTTTCTAGGAGAAATCTTATTCCCTTTTCTAGTTTTAATAACCATTCCACCGTCTTTACCTTGTGGAGTTTCTGCGTCTATCTCTTTTCTTTTATCTAATTGATCCAAAATTTTTTTAAATCTATCAAAATCTGTTTGGAATTTTATATCCTTATAAGTTTTTATTTTATAGTCAGTTTCACCATCAAGTACATTAACGGCTTCATTTATTTGTTTAGTTTTATATTTTAGACCACCACCAAAGGTTAAAACTTTATCAAGAAATAATCCGATTTTCTCGGTTAAATCTGCTTTTTTCTTATCATCAGCCATTATTTTTTACCTTTCATAGCACGACCATAGCCTCTTTTAGCTAATCTTCCTGCAACTTTGGACTTCCTGACCATGCCACCTTTTTTGGCATATAATAAAGCTGCACCTATTGGATTTTTTTTAGGCTTGGGATCTTTTTCTTTTTTAGCTTTTTTATCTAATCTTTTTAAAAGCTCTAATTCTCTATCCGTTAAATTTTGAAATGCTTCTTCCGCTTTTAACTTTTCTTCAAGAGCTTTTTTCTCCATTTCAAATTGTTCTTTTGTATCTGTTTTTTTAGTTTTATCGTCAGACATTATTTTTTCCTTACTGTTTGCTTTGCTCTTGCAAAAGCTTTAGCGGTAGGAGCACCTTTGGCACCCTTTTTACGCATCTTTTCACCACGTTTTCTTTTTGCATGAATGTTAGCATAAAGACCAGGGCGAGACATTATTTTTTACCTTTTTTCTTTGATTTCTTTTTACGGAGCATTTTAAAATCTGCACCTGTGATCTTGCCGTCTTTGTTTACGTCAAGTTTTTTCTGGCCTCCAACGAGTCCACCATTTTTCATAGTTATACCAAAATCGTTTCGCATGACATATTTGTATCATCAATGCAAGGTTTTTTCTATCTTTTTTTCCTTGACACAAGAGCAAGGAAGCACCACCAGATTATCTCCAAACGTAGCCACAGAATAGCCCTCTCCAAAACAAAGAGGGCAATCCTTCTTACTTAGGCGTTTGTATTTTCTTGAGGGATATATTTTTTTCCTGTTTTTTCCCATGCATCTTTTCCTAAAGCAATACATTGCTTGATAATGGTTTTAACAGGCAGTCCTGTCGTTTTTCTGATTTCAGCGACTATTGCATAATCTTCTAAATCTGCCGCTAAAGATTTATATTTCGTTATATCGGTCATAACGTGGCATCCTTTCTACCAAAGTTATAGGCATGAGATTCATTACAAAAGACACTCGTATAATATCCTTCATCGTTTAAAGTATTAGCTATCATTCTACCTTGAGTCATACACTGTTCTAAAGATACAAAAGGTGTATCCTCAACAAATACCTGGCACAAATCTTTATGTGCAATAACAGGACTAGCAATACAAATCGTCAATACCATTACATAAAACATTATTTTCCTGCTTCACCCCATGTCTTACCACTTCTCTCATTAACAAGACTGGGTACTTTTAATTTGTCTACGCAGTTTTCCATAATTTCCTTGACTTTATCAACTTCTTGGGAGTTTTCAAGACTTATATCTACTTCATCATGAATGGCAATCTCAGGTATGATACCTTCGTTATATAAATCTAACATTGCCTTCTTGGTTTGATCCGCAGCACTACCTTGAATTAATCTATTCAAAGCTTTAAATGTAAATGCTCTACGAATATCAGATCCATATTCTATCTCAGCTTTATCTCTGGGTAAGGGTGTAGAGATCCCCCATCGATTAGGTTCCCACATTGGAAAACGACACTTACGACCAAGCAATGTCCTGATGTGTCC